CTGGGAGCAGGCCGTGAAGGACGTCCAGGGCAGGGATAGGACGCACCAGGGCCCCCTAGAAGCCGCTGAGGACCACAGGCGCCTGGTGAAGGCTGCCAGGGTGCGGATAGAGGCCGAGACGGTGCTCCTGGAGCTGCTCAGAGCGCGCTAGGCCGTTCGTGCCCTATATGCCAGCCCCCACAGCAGCGGCAGTGGTAGGCGACGATGTTTTGGGCCTTCTCGGCCCGGCGCATGCTGAGGACGACGGCCCTCGTGTCCGACGCCTTGATGTAGCGCCGCTTCCCCTCGCATGAGCGCATCCGTGTGAGCAGTTGGCTAGCTCCCATGAGCCAAAGCGTAACCACGTGGCGTAGCAGTTGGCAAGTTACAAGCTGGCGTAGCTCAACGGTAGAGCGCAGGCGGATCCCCGCTGCCTGGCCTTTGGAACGGGTTCAACTCCCGTCGTCAGCTCGAAGCGCAAAAGGAGGCAGTCCCATGGGTAAGAAGAAGAAGGGCAAGGGCTACGGCTGTTAATCACACTTGCCAGTAGGGCCGTCTACGCTTTGGTTATCACCGTTAATGATCCCACCAAGGCAAGCAGTCTTTGTCCCACTGGCATCTTGCAGGGAGAATTGGATTCAACCAGGTCTCATACGCCTGGCCACGCTGGTTCGATTCCAGCCTCTGCATCCGACTCGGGCCGTTGAGAGAGCGTTATCTACAGCGAATAGAAATGGGTTCAACTCCCACCCGTCGCGTGCAGCACAACAACGGGGAGCCCAGGATTTCTGGACGGGCTCATCTCGCTCCCTCGCTTTCGTCTGAGTCGACTCTATGAGCCTCCCCTCTAGCCGGGGGATAAAAGCCGTGGCCCCGGGCGGCTCAGAACGGGGCACCCTTTATGTCCTGGCCCATCACGCGGGATTCCTGGTTCGGCTGTCACCTGTGGACGGGCGCCGTTAATAGCAACGGGTACCCGACGCACTGGGACAAGGTCGGCCCGCACCAGGCGTACATCGTGGCCTGGGAGAAGGCCAATGGTCCCATCCCTGAGTACAAGGAGCTGGATCATCTGTGCCGGCGCCGGCTGTGCGTGAACCCCGTTCACTTCCAGGTGGTGACGCGCAATGAGAACCAGCGGCGCAAATTCTGGGACTACCGGAGCCAGATGAAGAAGTGCCCCAAGGGGCATGACCTGGAAGTCCACGGACGCCGCACCCCCGAGGCTGGCGTGGTCTGCCGCGTGTGCTCAGGGACGTGGGACACGCCCGCGCCTGAACCTGAATTGGAGTAGGCCGTGAGTAACGGAGCAGTGACTGGATACGCAGCCTGCCAGGAAATGGTGGAGGCGAACCTGGCCGAAATTCGCGCCCTGCGTACGCAGCAGCGCCAGCGTGAGCGAGGTGAGAGTCTCGCCAATGAATGCCAGGCGCTCTCTCGAAGCTGCGCCGTGCTGCAGAGTGAGATTCGCAAGACGGGCGACGACGCCGACAAGGCCGTGCGCAATCTACCCCCCGAGCGTCGCCTGGAGCTGCTCCTGACTATGGTGCGCGACCTGAGCCCAGATCACCGTGCCGCCGTGCGCGTGTATCTCGATGAGCTGGGCCTGGGGCTGATGTGAATTACAAGATCAGGAAGGCACAGCCCGAGGATCTCCGGTTCGTTCTGAAGACGTGGCTCGACTCGTATCGGGCCAGCCATACCTCGGGGCTCCTGAGTCTCACGCCGCACCTGGAGCCGTGCATCCACTGCAATGGGTACACGGATTACGGCTACCACGCCGTGATGGCCAAGGTGATTCGGCGCATCCTGGAGCGCCCGAACGTCGAGGTGCTGGTGGCCGCGAATCCACGGGCCCAGCCACCCAATGACCTGCACGGGTACGTCATCGTGGAGCGTGGCGCCCTCGTGCCGTACTACAAGCCGCCGCGTTACGAGCTGGAGCTGCGCAAGAGTGACGCACCGCTCGTGCACTACGTGCTGGTGAAGAAGATCTATCGGGACTTCAAGCTGGCGCGCGCGCTCTTTGCCGCCGCGGGCGTGGATCCCACGAAGCGCTTTCTATTCACGTGCACCACCCCGATTTCAGAGTCGATTCGCAAGGCGCACAAGATTCCAGGTGGCGAATGGTCGCCGCTGTGCGCGCGATTCACGAAAGAGCAAAATCATGATCAGGAAAGTGAAGCAACTCCGGTTCATCACCCCGGAGCCCCCGCAGATTCGGGCTAACCCGATGAGTGGCATCTTCAAGAACGGCGACGAGGGCTACTCACTGTCGTTCGATGACACGACGTCCCTGCTCTACGTGAAGCGCGGTGCCGCCCTACGCGTGGTCCACGCCGTCCATTGCGCGTGGATCGAGCTGGAGCTGGAGCCCGAGCTGAAGAAGTAATGCCCGACGAGAGCCTGCTTGTAGAGCGGCTTCTCAAAGAGGCGGCCAGGCGGGAAGCGGCTCTAGACCCCGAGCGCTGGAGTAGCAAGCTCAAGGTGGTCATGGATCAGCTGATGCCGATGCAGCGTCGGCTGGTCCTGGACGAGCACAAGCGCATTGCCCTGCTCACCCCTGGCCGTGTTGGGAAGACGTTCACGGTTCGCGCGCGCCTGTTTCGACGGGCACTCACGCAGCCCAATTCACTGAGCCTCTACATCGGTCTCACGCGCCAGAAAGCCGAGCAGGAGATCTGGAGTGGCGCCTCGGGCCTGATTGCCCTGTGCGACAAGCTGGGCTTGAAGGAGCCGACGGTGAAGTTTGACCGGCAGCGCCTGCTATTCACGGTGCCTGAATTCGGCAGCACGATCATGTGTGGCGGCGCCGATGACCTGAAGTCCGTCGAGGTGTACCGCGGCGGGCCTGGCTACGACGAAGTCTGGATTGACGAAGCCAAGAGCCACCCCAAAGAGCTGCTCAAGACCCTGATCGTCGACGTGCTCACGCCTCGCATCAACGCGCGTTATGGCGTGCTGGGTCTGTGCGGTACCCCCGGCGCAATCCTGGATTCCATGTTTTACGAAATCACTCGCATGGGCTCAGAGCACAGCATCCCCTGGGATGAGCCGAATCCGATCGGTGATCTCAAGTGGGCCATGCACAGGTGGGCCCTGGAGATGAATACCACCAAGGTCCCGGGCACGGATAAGACGCTCTGGCAACTGGCGCTCCAGGAGAAGGCCTCCAATGGCTGGACCGACCAAAATGCCAGTTGGATGAGAGAGTACCTGGGATTGTGGGCGGCAGATCTAACGGACTTCTGCTATCGATTCCGTCCCTACACGGACGACGGCGCGGAATTCAACGTGTGGACTCCCAAGGAGCCCACGAGTGATAACCCGTTCGGCCTGGCCAGCACGGTGAAGCTCTCGACGGGCGACACGGTGATCAAGTGGAAGTTTGCCATCGGCATGGACCTGGGCAGCACGGACCCGTGCGCGCTGGAGGTGTTTGCCTTCGCGGATCAGACGCGCCGCATCTTCCACGTGCATGAGTGGTACCGGCAGACCCTGGACGTGGACGTGCTGGCCGATGCGCTCGTGACCGCGATTGGCCTGGTGCAGAAGTACACGGATTACCCGATCGCGATCGTCGGCGACACGGCCCACATGGGCGCCACGATCCTGGAGCAGATCCGCACCAAGACGGGCCACAAGGTCGAGCCGGCCAAGAAGGCCGACAAGTTGGGCTTCGTGGCGCTCACGAATGACGACCTGGTGGACGGTCGCCTGCGTGTGCTCAAGGAGTCCGCCCTCTCGAAGCAAATGGCCACGCTCCAGTGGGACGAGTCGGGCAAGAGAGAGAACAAGGCCCAGCGTAACGACGCGTGTGACGCGAGCATTTACGCAAGAGGCGCGATTACCCGCTACATCAGCCACGCCGATCCCGTGGCGGATCCCGTGATGAGCCCAGAGCAGGAGTTGCTCCATGGAATCCTCGGAAACGGCAGAGCAACGCATCGAGCGCAAACGCCTGGAGTCGCTGCTTATCAGCCGGGCTCCACATACCTCCCCAAGTAGGCATATGGACGAAAAGCTGGCCATCCTGCTGAAGCACCTCCCGGCGCTTCAGGCGCAAGGCGTGTACTCGATCAAGATTGACGGCATCGAGGTGCACTTGCGCGGCATGCCCCAGGCCGAGACGTCGCCTCCCCAGGAGCTGCCTGCAGGTCGCGACCCCGTGACCTATGGACTGCCCCCTGGCGTCAAGATGCCCAGTTTGAGAGACCGTCGTGACCAGCGATAAGATCCGCTGGTGGAAGGCCGACAAAGAGGCCCTCTGCACCTCGATCACCACCGAGATTGCGGCCATCGAGTCCACGCAGCTCGACCTGTATGAGAACTACTACTACCTCGCCTGGCTCTACGACCCATACGATTACGTGAGCCGTAGCTTCTTCCCCTTCGAGCTGCAGCAGCAGGTCACGGAGAACGTGTGTTGCGCCAACGTGGACACGGTCACGTCCATTGCCGCGCGCCAGTCTATCCGGCCCGTCTTTCTCACGGACGACGGTGATTGGAAAACAAAGCGCCGCGCTGCCGACCTGGCTCGTTATGCCGAGGGCATTGCGAAGCTCATCCGTCTCGACGAGTGCAAGCCGCGCATGTTTAAGGACGCGGCGATTTTCGGCACGGGCTTGCGCATGTTCGAGATGGACGATTACGGCGAGATCTACCACGAGCGCTTCCTGCCCATTGAGATCCGCGTGAGCGAGGAGGAGGCCCTTACTCAGGCCCCTCGCCACCTGCACCTGCTCAAGTACCGCGACCGCGAGGATCTCATGTCGCGGTATCCCAAGAAGGCCACGGAGCTGGAATCCACGCCTCGTGATGCCTCGGGCTCGTTCTTCGGTCTGTCAGGCCTGAATACGACCGATCAGATCCTGGTGCGCTACTCGTGGCGCCTGCCCATTGGCTGCAAGGGCAAGCCTGGCTACACCCCAGGACGCCGCGTGGTGAGCACGGCCAATCTCGTGCTCGTGGATGAGGAGTACCACGACACGCGGTTTCCCGTGGCCGTCGTCCGCTGGAGTGAGCGCTCCACGGGCTGGACAGGCGCTGGCCTCGTCGAGCAGCTGCAGGCCATTCAGCGCACGATCAACAAGATGCACTTGGCGCACGATCAGCAGATTGACCTGTACGCCAGCCCGATTACGTTCGTGAACGTCAACGATATCGGCGCCGCTGAGAAGATGCGCACGTCAGGCGCTGGCCGCTTCGTGCCCGTCATTGGCGACATGCCGCACACGATGATCCCCCCGGTGATTGCCCCGGAGTCCGAGCGTCGCCTGGAGCGCCTCAGCGAGCTCTCTCGCACCAATAGCGGCATCAGTGACATGCACGCCTCGGGACGTATGCCCGCGCGCCTGGAGACGGGCGCCGCGGTGCGTGAGTCCAATGACGTGGCCAGTGAGCGCTTCTCCATTCCCGAGAAGGCACTGGAGCGCTGGTACCTCGATTGTATCGAGGTGGTGCTGATGTTGTGCAAGCGCAACGCGGATCAGAAGCTGCCCACCCCGGATATCGGCTTCTCGTTCCAGCACGTGAAGAAGCGCATCAAGTGGTCCGAGGTGGACCTGAAAGACGTGACGTACCAGCTTCAGGCCGCGCCTCAGCTCTCGCGCACGCTCGCGGGACGCATGGATATCATCGCGACCTGGCAGTCCTCGGGACTCATCACGCCAGAGCAGGCGCGTCACCTGATCCGTCACCCGGACATTGACGACGCGATGTCCGAGATTGATTCGTACCTGGAGTACCTGGATCGCGTGGCCGAGCTGCTCCTGGACGGCGATTACGTGGCGCCCGATCCCCGTGGTGAGCTGCAGCAGCTGGGCCTCAGCAAGCTCGTGGGCAAGTACTTCGAGGCCCTAAATGACGGCGCCTCGGAGCAGGGCCTGGAGTGCCTGAGAACGCACCTGGATCAAATGGCGTTCTTGATCGCCAAGGCCCAGGCGCCACCCCCTGGAGCGCCTCCCCCAGTGGGCCCCGATGGCCAGCCGATGCCGCCAGGAGCAATGCCGCCACAAATGGGTGGAGCGCCTCCCATGGGCGCCTTGCCGCCCGGACCGATGCCGCCCGGTTAACGGGCCCTACAAGCAAAAACCAGGAGTACGAACGTGGCTGAAGAGAAGCCGGCAACGCCGGCCACGGAGACTGCTGCGCCCGATCCGGCTGCAGTGGAAGCTGATTATCAGAAGCACCTCGCCTCACTCATGAAGGGTGAAGAGCCCGAGGAAAAGCCCGAAGAGCCTGAGAAGAAGCCCGAGGATCCTGAGAAGCCCAAGACCGACGAAGAAGAAGAGGCTGAAGAGGCCGACAAGACGGACGCGGGCGACGACACTACCGAGGGCGAAGACGACGACGGTAAGGAGAAGGGCAAGTACTCAAAGGCCTTCCGTGAGCTGCAGAAGCGCGAGTCCAGCATTCAGCAGATGAAGCACGAGGTGCTCCAGCGTGAGCAGACCGTGTACAAGGCGCACCAGGAGATAGAGCGCCGCGAGCAGGAGCTGGCCGGCTTCATCAAGCAGCTCGAAGTGGACCCCTACGAGACGCTCCTGAAAGCCGGGCTCCTGAGTGAGGACGCCGCGGAGTACGCCTCCAAGCAGCTCTATTACCGCTCCAGAGCGGCCCAGGCCGACCCCAGGAATCGAGCCGAGGCTGATCGCCTGCAGCGTGAATACCGCCTCCAGCGTGAGACTGCAGAGACGCGCCAGGAAGTGGACAAGCTCAGGCGGCAGCAGGAGCACGAACGGCAGCAGGCCCAGCTGTACCAGGCCCGAGAGAATTACAGCGCGAAGCTGGAATCCACGGTTTCCACATACAAGAGCAAGACCCCGCTACTGGCCGCGGCCCTCGCCAAGAACCCTCAGCGCACGCTGAAGGAGATTTACGAGGTAGCAGCGGAGCTGAGTGCCGCCAAGCAGCAATTCGCCGATCCAGCCCTCGTGGTGCTGGCCTGGACGAAGGCGCGCAAGCAGCTTCTCGCCGACCACGGAATCGCAGAGCCAGTGGCATCGAGTGAAAAAGAAAAGTCCAATTCGGCCGACAAGAAGAAAGGCCCCACCAATGGCAAGAGCAAGACCGCAGTACAGGATAGCGCTCAGCTTACCGACGAAGAGAAAGACGCCAAGTATCGCAAGCAGCTGGCCGCGATGCTGAGAGGCGAATCCGTCGAGGACTGAGTGCTCTCCATTGAGAGGGCACCATGGCCGCAACTAGTTCGGCAACTGGATCTGCAGATTTTGTTTACAAGACGAAGTATGGCTCCTTGGTTCATGAGGAGGAGCGTCGTCACCCGACGCTGAGCAATACCAAGAAGCTCGGCGGCATTGGCCTGACGAATAACTACGTCGTGGCCTATGGCGACGGTCAGGGCGCTGCCGCGGGTGGCAGCTTCTCGACGGCACAGACGAACGTGTCGCCGATCAAGGGAGTGCAGTTTTCTATGCTCCCCAAGGTGCGTTACCGCGTCGCACAGGTGGACGGCGTGTCGAGCGTCCTTTCCATGGGCGACCCGAATGCCTTTGAAAGCCTGATTGTCGCGGAAATGAAGGGCAACGCCAATGGCATGATGAATGACCTGGGCTTTGACATTTTCCGCGATGGCACTGGCTCGCGCGGCACGCGTCTTAGCCTCACGGTCAATACCATCTTCCTGACTGTCAAGGCCGACGCGCGCAACTTCTTCGTCGGAATGACCCTCAAGGCAGGCACGGATACCCTGACGCTCCGTGCGCAGACTGGCACCGTCACCGTTACTGCCGTCGACTACGACGCTGGCAGCGTGACCGTCAACGCCGCGGGTAACTTCACCCTGTTTGCCAACGGCGATCAGCTGTTTCGCGACGGTGAAACGGGCAACGTGCTGATGGAGGGCCTGGCTTCCATTATCCCGCTCGTGGCCCCTGTCCTCGGCTCGGACTCGTTCCGAGGCAAGGATCGCGGCGTGCAGCCCACGCTGCTTGCTGGTTGCCGCCTGGCTGCCGATGGCTCTACTCCTGAAGAGCTGGCCATGCGCCTCGCTGCCGCGATTTTCGATGCGGGTGGCGATTCGGACGAGCTGATCATGTCGCCGCTGAATGCTCAGGCACTGTGCAATCGTGGCAGCGCCAAAATCACCTATCCCGAGGGTGGCGGCACCATGAATATCGGTTTCACTGGCGCGGTGCTGCAGAGCCCTGCAGGCCAGCTGAAGCTGCTGAGTGATCCGGACTGCCCGAGCAATCGCGGTTACGTCCGTAAGAAGAGCACGTGGCAGCTGGAATACGGCGGACCGTCGCTGATTCACAGCACCTACGACGACGCGAAGTTTAGCGGCAAGTTCTGGTTTCCCAAGGACGCCAGTGACACGATCGAGGGTCGTTCGCGTGTCATTAGCAACCTGAAGTGCACCGAGCCCCGCTCGAATGGCGTCTTCGAAATCGCCTGATTAGGAGGCTCCCATGGCACAGTTCTATCCAGAGCGGACTACGCTCCAGGAGAGTACGGAGTATGTGATCCGTCTCCTGGGCACTGGTGCCGCGAATCCTACCAAGCAGGAGGGCGAGGGCGTTGTCGTCACGCGCACTGGCCTCGGCGCCTATCTCGTCCAGTTTGCGGAAAACCCGTTCCAGTTTGCCGCCGCATATGCTGGCTTCATCAACACGACGGCACTGACGGCCGTTGGCTGGTCCGTTGGCTTCGGCGACTACGACGCCGTCAATAAGCGCCTGGCCTTCCAGGTGGGTAATGCGTCGAATGCCGCGGCGGATCTCACGTCGCCGATGCGCCTGACCCTGGTCCTGCTCTTTGCCCGGACGGGTTACTAACATGCCCGCGGATTTTGGCGGGCTCCTGGCCAAGGCGAAGTCCATGTCTCCGACGAAGACGCCGGCACTGGCTGGCCCTCCCGAGGTGGAGGACGTCGAGGAGGTGGAGGGCATGGAGGATCCGATGATCACTCGGCTCACCCCCATTGCTCAGGATCTCATCGATGCCATCAAGGGTGGAGATGCCCAGGGCGTCGCTGAGGCGTGGATGGCCAGTCACGACGCAATCGGCGCGGGACCGTCCGAGGCCGAGAGCGAGGAAATCGAGTAAGCCATGGCGCGTCAAGTCTCCGTCCTGGCCATGACGAACCAGATCAAGTTGATGACCCAGGATCCGGATTTCGTCCTGGCTGATTCGCTCATGTACTGCCAGCTCATTGGGCGGAACTTCGCGCGCCTTTATGCCATGTACGTGGAGGCGGAGCCCGACCGTTACCGGCAGGAGACTCAGTACGAGATCGGCGTAGACCCGCTTGATCTCCCCTCTGACTGGTACTCCACGATCGCCGTGGACTACCTACTCCCCGGTAACCGTCGGGAACCGCTGATCCGTCTCCAGGAGCAGGATCGCAACCGCTTCTTCAATGAGACGGGACAGGCGCGTGCCTACCGCATCATTGAGAATTCGATCGTCCTCTACCCGACGCCTCAGAACGGCCAGAAGTACATCCTGATTTCCCTCCCGACGGCGCCGATCCTCCAGGAAAGCGACTCCGTGGACCTGCGTATCGGCCACGAGAAGTATCTGGAGCAGACCACGGCGCGCGACCTTCTCAACACTGAGAATTCCTACGACGGGCGCTGGGACGAAGAGATTGCCAAGCTAGAGGCCGAGCTGAAGTACGAGGCCAACATGCGCTACTTCAGCGACATGGCGCGCATGACGTCGGACTATCAGCAGCGCTATAGGTCCTGGCCATTCAGCTACCCATTCGGAGTGCGCTGGTGACGTACCGCGATCCTCCGTGGATTCCGATCGCCGACGCCGTGGTCAACAAGGCCCTGGACGTGCTGCGCCAGGCGCTCATGGAGCTGGCGCGTGACCACGTCTTTCGCGACGTCACCGTCACCCTGCCCAACGCCACGGCCGTCCAGGTGCGCCATGGCCTGGGCCGCGGAATGCGCAGCTACGCCCTGGGTGCGCCCACGGGTGCACTGGCCACGGGGAGGCTCGTGGAGATGACCCGAGACTTCGATAGTGTCACCTTCACGGCTACGGGCTACGGCGCCACGGTGAGCGTCCCGGTGCGATTTTGGTGAAGCCGCTCCCACTGGCTACGGCCAGCTATCCCATGACGGGTGGCGTGGATTCCAAGACCCACGGGCTCACGCTGGCGCCCCCAAAGCTGCAGGAGTGCGTGAACGCCTTTGCAGATCAGACGGGCTCACTGCAGCGTCGGCCAGGCCGTACCGCGCTCAATAGCAATGACGTCACGGAGAGCGTGACCACGATTGACTGGCGCGGTACCGGGCTGCACCGCGGTCGCCTGCTCGGCTACACGCCACTCACGGCTCACGAGTTTAGCGAGGACGACGAGCGCTGGGTGTCCAAGGGTCTCTATAACCCCTGGCACGTGAATATCCAGCTCTACAATCCGAGCGGTACCCCTACTCCCACGAATACCATGCGCGACATGGCAGTGATGGAGGGCTTCCGCTGCTACGTCTTTGACTATCTGGACGCCTTTGCGGGCAATCGCACGGTTACCGCCGTGACTATCGTGGATGCCCACGGCACCCGCTTTGGCCCTTTCGTGCTGGCCAATTCAGCCGGTGTTGTGATCTCGGCGATCCGCGTGGTGGCTTTCGGGCCCCGCTTCTACGTGGTTTACAACAACCACCAGTCACCGAATAGCCTGATGTCGCTGGTGATCGATACCAGTACGCCGGCCACGCTGGCAGCCGGCACTTCCACGGTCATGGATAACGTGGGCAAGCTGGGTAGCCGCGCCGTCCTGGATCTCACGGTGGATCCAGTCAACGGGCCCCTGGTGGCCTACAAGTCATTCACCAGCGCTACCACGATCAAGCACGGATTTATCAGCACTGCGGGTGCCCTGGTGAATACCGGGACGTTCACCACGGCGCTCCCCCCTGCCACGATCCAGTGCTGCTCAGCTTCCGATGGCTTCAGGCACGCCTTTGGCTGGGCCGAGAATACCGCGGTCGCTGATCTCTACGTGGCACTGCGGACCTTCTCTGCGGGCACCTGGAGCGCTCCCATTATCACCACGGCGATCGCCACCTTCGTGAGCGCTGGCGTGATCGCGCCGGCCATGGGGATGATTTACGAGAGTGACGATCAGACGCTCCGAGTGTTCTGGGATTTCGATTTCAACATCTCGTCTTCTTGTATCCGCCAGAAGACGGTCACAGCTGCCGGAGTGATCAGCCCCGTTAACCAGCTACTCACCCATGCCATCCTGGCCTCGAAGCCATTCCATGGCCTGGACGGCGCGATCTACTACTGGGTCAGTGCGCTGATCGGCCCGTCGGCTTTCCAGCACCAGCTGTATCTGATGCGCTTCGATAACGTCCTCTTCGGCGAGGCCAGGAGCGACGGGCGCGTGGTCGCCCGGAACCAGTGGAATCTCACCTACGTTAGCCAGGATGACTCGACGTTTTACACGCTGAGTGTCCACTCCAACATGGACGGCACCGGGTACCTCACTCGGGAGGCGTCCGTGGACATGGACCCAGATCACTCCCTGGTGGGTATCGAGGACGGCCAGAGCACGATCCTGCCTGGTGGCTTCGTGCAGCAGTACGACGGCACTAGCTTCGTGGAGCTGGGTTTTCTCACGTACGTGGAACTGGCTGGCGCCGTGTTTACCGAGGGTGTCGGCGGTAACATGGTGGCTGGCCGCTACGGCTACCGCGTGATCCCTGAATGGTTCAACGCCCTGGGTGAGCGCGAGCAGGGCACGGACGCCGGGCCCGTGGAGTTTACGGTGGTGGCCGCTGCCGGTGCCTCCGTCTCCATCAAGCTGGAGACGACGCCATTCACCAGACGGGACGGCGTAACGCGAGCGCCCGCCAGATTCGCCGTATACCGGACCGAGAAGAACCCGACGGCCGAATCGCCGCACCACTACGTGGGCTTCATCCTGAATCAGCCCAGTGGCGTGGATACGGTCACGTTCATTGACACCCTGGCGGACGCCACCATTGCTACGCGATCCGTCCTTTACGCAGATGTAGAGCTGGACCACGTGGCGCCTGGAGCGGGTAGCATCGTGGCTGCAGGCAATGGGCGTGTGTTTGTCGCGGGCATCCCCAGCGATCCGAACCTCATCCAGTACTCCAAGTTGAGAGGCCACGGTCAGGCGCTTTCGTTTAACGAGGGCCTGACCATTCCGGTCCCGCAGAGCACGGGCGTGATCACAGGCCTGGCCGTGTTTGCCGAGTCCCTGGTGATCTTCACCGAGACGGCCGTCTACCGCGTCAATGGCGACGGCTCCAACAACACCGGAACGGCGGGTGGATTCACGCCTCCCGTGCTCGTCCAGACTGACTGTGGCGCTCTCGGCCAGCGCTCCATTTGCGTCACCCCCGCGGGCATTGTGTTCGAAAGCCCTAAGGGCAAGATGCTCATGCAGGCGAATTTCTCGTCGAGCTACATCGGTGCTCCCCTGGAGAAGCTGGCCGAGCCCGGCGCACCCAAGGGAACGACGCTCATTCCCGCGCTACAGCAGGTGCGCCACAGCTACGCCGCGATCACGCACGTCTTCGATTACTTCCACGGCCAGTGGCACACGTATACGCACGGCAGTGAGGGACCGACGGCACTGTGGCGCGAGAAGCTGGCGTCACCTCAAGCAGGCGCCGTGCATGTCGAGGACGACACGGTATGGACCGACGACGGCAATCCGTACGCGGTCAAGATTCGCCTGGGATGGATGCACGGCGCGTCACTCCGTTCCGACATCTCCGTCCGCAAGCTGGCGATCACGGGACAGGCCCTGGACAACGTGAATATGACCGTGTCGATCGCCAAGGATCAGCAGCCCGTGAATCAGGTAGTGGAGCCCGATTTCGTCCCTGGACGGCTGATGTTTGAGACGCGGATCCGCAAGCAGGTGTGCTCTCACCTGGAGATCACGATCGAGGATCTCATCATGGATGATTTCGACGTGCCGCTCATTCAGCCCACGGCGGGCTTCCGTCTCAATGAAGTGACCTTCGAGCTGGCGCTGCGTGGCCAGCACCTCGGAAGAGAGGCCTAACATGGGCTGGTGGGACGACTGGGGTAAAACGGCCGCTGGCTATGCACTGGGTGGCATTCCTGGCGCGCTGATTGGCGACAACCTGGGGAGTGGCAAGCTCACGAGCTGGCTGGGTGATACCCACAAGCCCACGAGCGATATCCCAGAGGCCGACCGTAACGATTTCCTCACCCCGGGTGGCGACGATCGTATGAACCGGCTGAACGCCCTCGCGTCTCAGTACGATTCTCGTTTTGCGCCACAGGCCAGTGAGAACGGCCAATTCCGCAACATGCAAATGGGGCTGGCCGATCGCCTGGGTCGCCAGATGAGTGGCGAGGACTCGATGGCAGGGCTGCAGCTCCGTGGAGCCACGGACGCCAACATCGCACAGCAGCGCGCGATGGCTGCCTCGGCAGCGCCTGGTAATAGCGCACTGGCGCAGCGCATGGCCATGCAGAACGCCGGCTCCATGAACCAGGGATTCGGCAACCAGGCTGCCATGCTCGGCATTCAGGAAAGGAATGCAGCGGCCCAGGCCCTGGGTAGTCTTGCGGGTCAGGGACGTGGCCAGGACTTGTCTCTGAGCCAGTTTAACGCGGGGCAGCAGCTGGCCAGCCGTAGCGCGAATGATCAGGCCTCGGCCCAGGCACGTCAGCAGGAGCTGGCGAATGCGCAACTGATGCAGGGCGGCACCACGGCCTATCAGCAGAACCAGACTTCGCGTCGTGGCCAGGACTTGGGCATTGTCGAGGGGCCGAGCAACTTGGAGCGCATCGTGGGCGGCGCTACTGCCGCGGCGGGCGCGGGCGCCGCGTTCATGGCCAAGGGTGGCGTGGTTACGAAGCCGACCCGTGCCGTTATCGGCGAGGCGGGTCCCGAGGCCGTGCTGCCCCTGAGTGGCCTCAAGCGCTTCCTGAGTAGCGATAACGACCGTTACACGAATGCCTTCGATCGGATGCTGGCCGACGACGAGCGACTGAATGGCCCGCGAGAAGTCTATAACCCGCCTGCAGAGCGCCGTCCCGAGTACTCGGAGCCACGCCGCGGCAGCCTGAATGGCCCGCCTGTCATGATGGCTAGAGGCGGCATTGTCGACGGACCTACGAATGCCATCGTGGGCGAGGCTGGCCCCGAGGCGATCGTGCCACTCAGTGGCCGCATGGGCACCATGGGCGCAGGTATCCGCAATGATGAGGAGCTGAATAAGCTGGAGAGCATCAGTGGCCGTCGTCTCCGTGGCGAGCGCAACCTGGTGGACACGCTGCCGACCTTTTCACCGGGTGTTGGCATGGCCCAGCCCTCGCGAATGATCGCGCCGCAATTCCCAGCCCTGGACGGCCCCATTCGCGGCGGGTTCACGGGAATCGGTACTAGCCCCTCGGGCCCGATGCTGCAGGCCCAGTCAGCTCGTCCCAACATGGCGACCGTGGCCGGCCAGCTGAACCCCGCTGTGCAAATGGGCACGATGCGTCCGCCCTCGCCGACGGGATTCACGGGCGTCACGGGCCGACCTGCCACGCCTTGGTATGGAGGCGCCGCGGGTGCTGCAGGTCCCGCGGGCTTCGGCGCGGCCGTGGGTGGCGGCACGTCCCCTTGGTACAACCAGGGCATTGCGGGTGGCATCGCGGGCGCCATGGGAAGCCGTCCCGACTGGGCCAGTGTAATGGCTGGTGCTGGCCAGGCCATGGGAGGCCGTCCCGCGAATGGAATGAGCCAGGCCGTGAGTATGCGCCCGGGTGGAATGACGCCAATCACGGGCCAGGCGCCTCAGCAAGCTCAGCAAGCCCCTGCTGCGCCAGCTGCCGCTACTCCAGGCCCTCCTGGAAGCCCAGGCGCACCCGGAGCACCAGGCCCCGCTGGCCCCGCTGGCCCGCCAGGCCCTCCTGGACCCCCAGGCCCTCCTGGAGCTACGCCAGGTGTACAGCAGGCCACGATGCGTCCGCCTCAGCAGCAGTCAGCACCTCTCCAGGCGTATCAGCAGCCCGCGCAGAAGCCGCCACAGCAGCCGTGGCAGCAGCAGGCGGGACAGGCCCTGGGTCAGTACACGCAGCAGCCCAATTGGGGCAGCGTGATGCAGAGTGCGTCACAGGCAGCACTGCCCACCATGCTGGCTAGAGGCGGCATTGTGGATCGTCCCACGAATGCGATCATTGGCGAGGACGGCCCCGAGGCCGTGATTCCCCTGGCGAAGCTGCCAGGCCTCATGGAGAAGCTGGCCAAGGGCTCTAGCCGAGAGATGTTGGAGGACAGCGGCAAGGAGCAGCTCGCGGCACGCACGAAGATGACGGCCCGTAAGCAGGCCTGGACGGAGGGCAATGGCCAGCCTGGCGACGGCTACGCAGGCATCGGCACGAGCCCCTCGTATAGCCGTGCGGCGCGTCTCATCGATCGCCTGGGTGGTCAGGTAGCCCCTGATCGCGCCTATGCCGAGAATTCGGCTGGCCCGCGTGGTTTTGGCCGGCTGGACATGAGTGGCGCTGGACAGATGCAGGCCGCGCCCGCGGGTGACGCCGCGGTACAGCGTGATGCGGCCAAGTACGCCGCTGCGGTGGACGCCAGCAAGTCTGGAACCTACGGCCCGCCAGCCCCCGCGAGTCTCCTGCCCTCCACCCAACAGGGCCCGGCTGCACCCGAGGGCAGTGCCAAGAAGTACCGTCCCAAGAACAAGCGCGAATGGGAGATGTTTAACGCGGGCGTGGACTCGGCCACGTGGCGCGGCAATCCCGAGTACGACGCCGTTATCGAGCGCGAGCGCAATGCCCAGAAGTATTTCGGCACGCCGACGTCTCAGCAGCAGGCATTCAAGAATCTCACGCAGGCCGAATGGCTGGCTT